CCTATCCTAGAGGAGTGTATATGACACCTTCTGTGAGAGCTCAAGTAATTACAAGACGTACATATAGTAGGCCTATTGAGGGTGAAGTGGAGTCTTATGAGACTTGGGAGCAAACTATAGATAGGGTTATTGATCATCAGAAATGGTTGTGGGCCAGAGCTGCTGGTTTTAAGAATGAATTTAATTCAGCTTTTTCTGTAGAAGGACACGAGGGATTTGAAGAACTCAAAGAGTTAAGACAACTCCTGTTGGAACGTAAGGTCATGGTATCGGGCAGAACTCTCTGGCTTGGTGGTACTGATGTCTCTAAGAAAAGAGAAGCCAGCCAGTTTAACTGTGCTCATTTAAAGGTGGAGACAATTCATGATGTTGTTGACTCTTTGTGGCTCTTGTTACAAGGGTGTGGAGTTGGGTTCACACCTGTCGTGGGAACGCTCTCAGGATTTACAAAGCCCATTGATGAAGTTGAAATCATTAGGAGTAAGCGTACAAAGAAAGGGGGACATGAGGGAAACAAAGAATCTTTTGACAGCGATACAGGAGCTTGGACCATTACGATTGGAGACTCTGCTGAGTCGTGGGCGAAAAGTATCGGTAAGCTTCTGGCTTTCAAAGGGAAAGCTTCAAAGTTCATACTTGATCTTACTCAACTCAGGCCAGCAGGACAACGCCTCAGTGGGTATGGGTGGATCAGCTCAGGGGATGCCCCAATCTCAAAAGCATACACAGCTATCGTTCAAATTTTAAATAAGAAGGCAGGGCAGCTCCTATCTAAAATAGATATACTAGATATAATGAACTGGTTAGGTACGGTTCTCAGCAGCAGAAGATCAGCAGAGATAGCTCTGGTATACCATGACACACCAGAGTGGAAGCAGTTTGCTAGAGCTAAGAATGACATATCTTCTACCCCTCATAGGAGTCAGTCAAATAACTCTGTAGTATTCTGGAAGGAGCCTTCCAAGGAAGAGCTTGAGTATGTCTTTAAGATTATAACAGAATCAGGTGGCTCTGAACCTGGAATTATCAATGGAGAAGAGGCTCGTAAGAGAGCTCCTTGGTTTGCTGGTGTTAATCCATGTGCAGAGATTCTTCTAGGAAATAAAAGCTTCTGTAATCTATCTGAAGTGGACCTGTCTAAGTTTCGGAACGATTCTGGTGGCTTGGAACGAGCTATTTATATGATTAGTAGGGCTAACTATAGACAAACACTGGTAAATTTAGATGATGGTATCTTACAAAGAACCTGGCATGAGAACAATGAATACCTCAGGCTTTGTGGAGTAGGACTTACAGGGATAGCTACAAGAGAGGACATGAATGAGTATGATTTCAAGAGGCTAAAGAATGTAGCTATACATGGAGCCTACTCAATGGCAGATGAGTTGGGTACTCAAAGACCTAAGAATGTAACTACTATTAAACCAAGCGGTACTCTAAGTAAAATCATGGACACAACTGAGGGATGTCATAAACCTGTAGGAAAATATGTGTTTAATCATGTAAACTTTTCTGTGAATGATCCTATTTTATCTAGACTTAGAGAGGCTGGCTATCAAGTTGTAACCAATCCTGTGGACGATCATAATGTGATTGTTACCTTTCCTGTCAAGTGGGAAAGTATCAGGTTTGAAAAAGAGGGAGATAAATATGTTAATCACGAGACGGCTATTAAGCAGCTTCAAAGGTATAGATTACTTATGGATGCGTACACTGAGCAGAACTGTTCGATTACGGTTACTTATAAGAGGGATGAAATCCCAACTATTATTGATTGGCTCAGGAATAATTGGTCTTCTTATGTTGGTGTTAGTTTTCTTCCCATCCTTGATAATCAAGAAGTCTATGCCTATCTCCCCCAAGAAGTAGTAACTCAGAAGGAATATGAGGAATATATAGACCAACTCACTCCTGTAGACCTAGATGCTGTGAGTGGACAGCATGAATTGGAGGATGACGAGTGTTTACAAGGAGTTTGTCCTGTTAAATAAAATAATGTCTATATGTAGACATTAATTTCGACCCTTTAGGAGCCGTTTTCTAAAATGAGAAATTATAACACCAGTATAGGGATAGTTATTACTGATGAATTGGTGGGATTATTAGAGGAAACTTTCCCCAATCACTTGCCTAATACCTTGGTTACAGAGCCTGAGATTTCCAAGCTGATAGGTCAACAACAAGTAATATCGTGGTTAAAAGATAAGCAAGATGAGTTAAGGCAATCCAATTTGGAACAAGAAGGACAAGTTATCGTTAGGGATACATCTTAAAATGGAGAGTTAGTCAAGTGTTACTAGAACTTATAAGTGTTATTTCATGTATGGGCGGTGGATCTCCTCCACCCCCACCCCCACCTCCCCCTCCACCTCCTCCCCCTCCAAGTCCACCAGCTCCTATAGCTAAAGTATCTGTTTCGACCAAGCCTGAAGCTAAGGCTAAGTCAAGAACTGCAAGGAGAGCTAAAGGAAAATCTCAGTTCAGAGTCACAGGGATTGGTGGTGGTCCTACTGGTTTGAATATAGGTTAAACTATGTGTACTGTTACCATGGCCGTTGGGGCAGCTATAGGAGCAACTACTTCAGCAATCACAGGTAATGATCCATTACAAGGGGCTATACTTGGCGGGGCTTCTGCTGGTTTTGGTGGTTTAGGTGCTGGTAGTACGATGGGTAAGTTTGGAACCTTCCTTGGTGCTTCTCCTGGTTTTCTTGCTGGTCAGGTTGGAGTTGTAAGTACACAAGCTCTGGTAGGCACGACAGTTGCAGGTTTAGCTGGTGGGGTGGCTATGAATATGTTTGCACCTAAGCAACAAGACTACTCACAATACTACCAAGGTGCTTACAATCCAATAGCTTATAATACTCAACAGTCACAAATTACAGGATCAGGTGGGAGACAGGCTCCAGCATTGTTGGCAGCAGAAATTAAAAGAGCTAAGAAGAGACGAGAAGGACAAGCAGCTCAGGGTGAGTTAGGACTAGCTACTTCACTTTCTAATACAGGACTACAGATAGCATAATAATGACAGACTCTATATCAAAAAAATATTCTAATTTAAGTCAGCGTAAACAGTGGTTTCTAAATAGAGCTTGGGATGGAGCCGAAGTAACCATACCTTTTGTTCTTCCAAGGAACTCTACGTTAGACCAAGACTTACCCACACCATATCAGGGGATAGGAGCCAGAGGAGTAAACAACCTATCAGCTAAACTACTTCTTACTCTCTTCCCACCTAACTCTCCTTTCTTTAAGTTTCAGATAGATGACTTCACTCTCCAGGAATTACAGGCACAACGAGCTCCAGTAGAAGAGGGACTCAATGCTATGGAGAGGGCTGTAATGGATGAAGTAGAAGCCAAGGCCATGCGAGTGCCACTCAATGAGTGCCTACGTCATCTTATCATTACTGGTAACGCCCTCATTAATGTAGATAAAAACAATAAGATTAGAGTTTTCCACTTAGATCAATATGTAGTAAGGCGAGATCCTCAGGGGGAGATGCTTGAGGTTATTGTTAAAGAACAAATGAGTAGGGAGTTATACAAAGATGTGTTTGGTAGCTCTCCACCCAATGAAAGAGGTGACACATCTACTACTTCTAATGAAAGAGATCTTAATCTTTACACTGTAGCAAGGCGTAAGAATAATAAGATTCATGTATTCCAAGAAGTTAATGATAAACGTATTCCGAATACTGATTCTATTTATCCACTAGATAAAAACCCTTGGCTCCCCCTGAGGTTTTCCTCTATTGATGGTGAAGATTATGGTAGGGGTTTTGTAGAAGAATACTTGGGAGACTTGAGAGCTCTGGAAGGGCTATCCAAGGCTATCCTTGAAGGCTCCGCTGCTGCAGCCAGAGCTATATTCTTGGTTAGACCAAATGGAACTACAAAGCTCAAGACTATCTCTCAGGCTCCCAACCTGGCAGTTAGGCAGGGCTCTGCTGAAGACGTAACTGTGCTTCAGATGCAGAAGTTCAATGATTTTAGAGTAGCCCAAGAAACAATTAAACAAACTGAACAAAGATTGGCAGCAGCTTTCCTTCTAAACCAGAGTGTCCAGAGAGATGCTGAGAGAGTTACTGCTGAAGAAATTAGGTTCTTAGCTAATGAACTAGAGACTTCCCTTGGTGGAATTTATAGTTTACTATCACATGAACTTCAGCTTCCTTTAATTAAACGTATTATATCAGTCTTAGAAAGAGAGAAGAAACTACCTAAGCTTCCTGAAGGGTCTGTAGAACCCATAATTATTACTGGATTTGAAGCTTTAGGTAGAGGAAATGATGCTAACAAGCTTGCTACTTTCTTACAAACAGCAGCTCAGGTGCTTGGACCTGAAGCAGTTTTAACTTATGCTAATCCTAGTGATGTTCTGAAAAGACTAGGGGTTGGTTTTGGAATAGATATGAAGGGATTAATAAAACCTGAGGAACAAGTACAGCAAGAACGTCAAGCAGCACAACAGCAACAAATGATGCAACAAGCTGGAATAGCTGCTACACCTAATGCTGTTAACCAA